ATAAAAAAGGTGGCATGACTACCAAAGGCTATAAAAAAGGCGGTGTAACCACCAAAGGTTATAGAATGGGCGGTGTAATCGCTATGAATACCAAAGGTAATAAAAAAGGCGGGAAAAAAGGCGGAAAGCCCTAAGTGGCCTATTTACATAGCAACATACCCCACTTTAAGTGTTGGGTAAGGAAAGAGTACACCCACAACCACGAACGGTTTCATGGCGAGTTTTTACACGCCATGGCCGTGGGTGTCACTACAATGCCTTGTAGATGTCTTAGTTTTCAAATTATTTTTACAGGTGTTCCTTCCGAAGAACAGGAAGAACAAGGAATGGAAAACGTGTACGGTGGTGCGATGTGGGCAAGAATGCCTATTACTGCATTAGTAGGAGATACACCGTTTACTGAATGGCCAGAACCTATGGCTGTACATGATGCTCAGCCTTGGGACTGTTCTTCTCACAATCATGCAGTTTACGTTATAGATAGGGCAACACCATGTCCTTGGTTAGCTAAAATAGGTGGCGAAATGTACCCAGCTAAATATTTGTTTACAGTAGATTACGCAGAGAACGAAATTGCAGACGATCCTGCACAACACAAACAAAGTCATGTTATGGAATTATTAGATGCGGGGCCGTGGACAGGTAACATAGTTGCCTTACCAAATAACCGTGTCAGAGTTACACATCCAGCTTGGTTTGAAACAGGACAAGGAGCCCCTGATTTTAAACCGTCAGCTCACATACATTATTCTAAGTCCGATTTAGATTATACGTTGGATGTTAATAGAATATTTGATAACCTATACGCAGAGGAGGAAGACTAATGGCGGATTTAACAATTGCACAAAAAAGAAAACTTATAAAAGAGTTAAAAGGCGCGTCTAGGCTACATGCTAAACAAGCAGCTCAAATAGAACGTTCTATTAAAAACTCTAAGAAGAAAAAATAATGACGACTTCCAGCACAACTTCATTTGATCTCAGTGTCGATGAACTCATAGAAGAGGCATACGAAAGATGCGGTCTTGAGTTGCGTACAGGATATGACCTAGAAACAGCAAGACGCTCACTAAATATTATGATCGCTGAGTGGGCAAATAGAGGATTAAATCAATGGCTTATTGCTGAGCACAGTTTTACTGTGACTAAAGGAACTAATGAGGTAAGTTTAGGAACAGATATTATAGATATAACTTCTGCTGTTATTACTCGTGATAACACAGATTTTCAAATGTCTAGACTGAGTAGGTCTGACTACCTTTATACACCTAACAAAACAGATCAAGCTAGGCCTACTCAATTCTTTTTAGAAAGACACATAACACCAAAGATTTATCTATACCCTACACCAGAAAACTCTACTGATGTAATCAAATATTATGCACTTACAAGAATGCAAGATGCAGGCGACTACACAAATAACATGGAAGTGGTATTTAGATTTTTGCCTTGCCTAACGGCGGGGCTTGCTTATTACATAGCGATGAAAAGAGCTCCAGAGAGGATTCAATTATTGAAATCAGTTTACGATGAAGAATGGGACAGAGCAGCTAGTGAGGACATAGATTCTGTTAGCTCTAAGTTCTTACCTCCTAGACTTATAATATGATATGGCATTTGCATCAGGTAGAAGAGCTTACGGAATCTGCGATACCTGCGGACAAAGGTATCGTTTACATCGATTACAAGAACAATGGGACGGATTTAAAACCTGCCCAGAATGCTTTGATCCTAAGCAACCACAGCTAGAAGCTCCCCCTGTAGGAGCGGATCCTCAAGCATTATTGAACCCAAGACCAGACAGGACAGAACCTGCGTCTCAGGTTCTTTTAACAAACAATCCATTTCTAACTATTCAAGGCAGTGCAGAAATAACAGTGTTTGAAGACAACCACGGCAGAAGTTCAGGAGACACAGTCAGGTTTAGAAACGTTGATGCCTTTGATGGATTTACTAGCAGTGTAATTGAAGATCCCGATGGATACACAATTACAGTCGCAGTTAACACTACCACCGATATTCTGAACTATAACAACAACACTTACACGTTTACAGCAACGTCTGGAACAGCGGTAACAGGAACAAGAGGCGGTGGAGTTGAGTGTACAGTGGGACCAGAACAAACTTTACTGCCTTTAAATCCATTTAGAACAGGAGCTGCTGGTGCGAACACGGTAATATCGGTTACAGAGTTCAAACACGGTAGAACCACTGGAGACACAGTTAGATTCAGAAACACAGAGGCCGTAGATGGTGTTTCTACCACCGTGCTTGAATCATCAGATGGCTATGCAATAACAGTAGTAGATGCTAACGAGTATAGTTTCACGTCAACAGGAACAGCTACTACAGGTGATACTACAGGAGGCGGAGATAAGGCTACGGCGGGCACTGCTTTTATTCCTACTGTTACAGGTGTAGCAGCAGTTGGTTCAATAAATTCAGCCACAGTAGCAGTTCCAGATTCTTCAAGTACAGTATCTGGCTTAACTGGGACAGGAAGCGTAGGCTCTGTAACAGCAACAGGAGCAGCTTCCTCGTTCACTAATTACACAGTTACTGTAGCCACAGGAACTAACTCTTATGGAACAGGTAACAAATTCTACGTAGATGGATCAGTTAGTCCTACTTTAAGTTTGACAGAAGGTCAGATATATAGATTCGATCAATCTGATAGTACAAATAGCACTCATCCGTTAAGGTTTTCAACCACCGCAAATGGAACACATGCGGGCGGATCTGAATATACTACTGGAGTTACTACTGCTGGAACACCAGGCAGCTCTGGTGCATACACCCAGATAGAAGTTGCATCAGGAGCTCCAACACTTTACTATTACTGTACTAATCACTCAGGTATGGGTGGACAAATAAATACCTAACGATGGCAGGATTTACATATAGCGGATTAAAAACAGCGATACAGGACTACGTAGATAGTTCTGAAACAACGTTTGTAAACAATCTAAATATAATAATTGAACAAGCCGAAGAAAGAATCTTAAAGGGCGTTTGGTTAGATAACTTTAAAAAGAATGTAACTGGAACAGCCACTTCGGATACGCCTTATTTAGGTATGCCTACAGATTTTTTAGCTCCTTTCAGTTTAGCTGTAATAGATAGCAACACGTATCACTATCTTAATTTAAAACAAGTTAGTTTTATGAGGTCATATAAGCCGACCACGACAGGAGCTGTAACAGGAAGACCAAAATATTATGCAGAATTTGATAGCGACAGTTTTATTATCGCACCTACCCCTGATAGCAATTACACATTTGAACTTCATTATTTTTATAGACCAGCTTCTTTAACCGCAGCTGGAGATAGTGGACAAACGTGGTTGTCAGAAAATGCACCTATAGCCTTACTGTATGCTTCTTTAACAGAAGCTTCTATTTTCTTAAAAATGGACCCAGCAGAAACAGGCTTATACAATCAGAGGTTCGAGGACGCTCTGGCTAGATTAAAAAATACTGCAGAGGGAGCAGGGACACAAAGTCAATATAGGTACGACCAAGTTCGTATTCCTATCACCTAATGCTACAAAAGCCTCTTCCAGAGTTGGAAGGTAAGAACATTGCGCTTGTAGCAATGGGTCAAAGTCAGATAGATTATCATTTGTCCAGGACACACAGTTTAGCTTTCGATGAAGTGTGGGCTATAAACGCTATGGTAAGTGTACTTCCAGAGGTAGATAGAGCTTTCATACTAGACCCTATGTCTAGATTTTTAGACACAGAAGACGCAGGTAGCATGACTCAAATTATGAGAAAGTATCTACCGCAGATAGATTACCCAATTTATACATGCGAGTTAGACAAGCGCGTACCAGCGGCGGAAGAGTTTCCATTAGGCCCTTTGATAGGTGATTTAGGATGCGCTTACTTTAACAACACAGTTGCTTACGCTATAGCTTTTGCGTTATGGAACAAAGTAAGTCATTTGACAGTGTTTGGCGTAGACTTTACTTACAAAACAAATATGCACTTTGCAGAATCAGGAAAAGCTTGCTGTGAGTTTTGGTTAGCAAAATGTATGGAAAATAATATAGAAGTGTCGGTAGCTCCTAGATCTAATTTACTTGAGACAGATATTCCTACAAAAGAGAAGTTGTATGGCTACCACAGATTGGAAGACCCTGTTGTTACATATATGGATAAAGGTAAGATGGGCGTTTGTAAATGGTCTGATATAATAAAACAAGAACAACCTTTTATAGGAATGATAAATAGAAATGACTTACCACCAGAACCAGAGGAATATTAATGTTTTCACTTGATTCAGAAACAGAAGTTGGTAATCTTAACGTTACTACAACGAATAACAGAGGGCACACTGTAGAAGAAGTTGCAGAAATGGCTACTAATAGATTAGTTTCCATTAGCGACACTGCCCCTGCACCCATTAGGGCACAAGCACATGCTTTTAAAGAAGCATGCAAACACATTATTACTTATTATATGCGCGAGGCTGTAAAAAACCACGTTTGTACAATATGTAATGAATTAGAAAAACAAGGTCAAAAAGACCTAGCTAATATTATTAGGAGACTATAATGGCTATAACACAAGCAATGTGTACTTCATTTAAAAAAGAACTACTTGAAGGCAAACACAATTTTTTAGCTTCAGGTGGCAACACTTTTAAGCTGGCGTTATATACAAGCTCTGCAACTATGAGTGCGGCTACTACAGCGTTTACTACGACTAACCAAGCTAGTGGAACAAACTACACATCAGGTGGAGCAGCGTTAACAAATGTCAATCCAACATCTTCTGGAACCACAGCGTTCACAGATTTTGCCGATCTTACATTTGGAACAGCTACAGTCACAGCCAGAGGTTGTATGATTTACAACGACTCTGCATCAGGTGATCCAGCTGTTGCGGTGTTTGATTTTGGTGGGGACAAGACATCAACTGCGGGAAGCTTTACTATTCAATTCCCAGCAGCAGACGCAAGTAACGCGGTAATAAGAATAGCGTAACCCTAAATGTCAGGTTGGGGTCGAGCTGGCTGGGGCGAGGGTCCCTGGGGTCAGCCCGCTATAGTTAATGTAGCTGTAAACCTTACAGGTGTTGCAGGTACTTCTGCGTTAGGTACAGAAACAGTATCTTGTGACGCAAACGTAACTGAAACAGGTGTTACTTGTACAGCTTCGATTGGCTCTCTTACAGCCACGGGTGCTGCAAATGTAACTGAAACAGGGTTAGCAGGAACAACAGCACTAGGTTCCGTAGCTATTTCCGCTGGTGGTGATGTAGCTGTAACAGGCTTAGCTGGCACTACTTCATTAGGGGGCGTATCTGCGTCTGGTCAAGGAGAGGCTTCTCTAACAGGATTAGCAGGAACAGGTTTACTAGGATCGGTAACTACAAAAGCCGATGCAAATGTTACAGAAACAGGTGTAGTTGGCACAACAGCACTAGGTAATGTAGCTACTGCTGGTGCTGCTTTAACAGGTGTTTCAGGCACAGCTTCTACAATATCACTAGGCGATGAGACCGTAACATGTGACGCTAACGTATTTCCTACAGGTGTTGCCGCTACAGGAGCAGTTTCAAGTCTAACTATTCTTACTGTAAACAATGTAAGTATTACAGGACTTGCAGCCACTGGTGCGGTAGGAACATTAAGCACAAATGCACAAGGAATTGTATCTTTAACAGGCGTTACGGCTACAGGAGCAGTAAGTCAAATACTTGTTTGGGGATTAGTTGATGATACACAAGATCCTAGTTGGACAGGAGTAACAGATACACAGGATCCAACCTGGAGTTCAGTGTCAGATTCACAAAATCCAGGATGGGAAGAAGTTGCTTAACTATGCAAAGAAAAGGTAATATAATCAAAGCGGAGATATAAATTATGGCAAGCTCATACGTAAACAATTTAAGACTTAATGAAATGGCGACAGGTGACGCGTCAGGAACTTGGGGCGATACGACGAATACAAATTTGGAGTTGATCGGAGAAGCTTTAGGCTTCGGCACAGAAGCAATTACAACTAACGCAGATACACATACTACTACAGTTGCAGATGGAGCATCTGA